CCTATGGACAAGTCATATGTGTTAATCGCTGGTACAGGAGCTACCAGTCGCGCCAACCTAGAGGCGCTTGTAGAAGACTATTTCTACGCTAAAAACAAAGAGGCTGTTTTATTACTAGCCTTCGATAAAGCACCAAGCCAAGGTCAAGTCTTTGCCGCACAGTACGCAAAGGACAAAGGCAAGGACGTTGTCATATTTTGCCAAGAGGGCGCTAATGTGGCCAGCTTTCCTACGGCAAGCTTTACTAATTCAAAGACCCCAGTGCTATCCGCGCTTAAGGGATTTTCTGAGGCTACCGTAATGCTTCTATGGGATGACTCGGACCCTAACTGCCTAGTCGCCCTAGAGTTCTGTACCGCAAATAATATAAAACCTCACAACCTGTGTGAGGGTTTGACTCTAATACCTAACAAGGTGTGTGAGGTTTTAGACCCATCTGAAGAGCCAGAGCCAAAAGTTGAGCCAGTGCAACTCAAGTTATCGGACGTCGCCCCTACAGGGCTCTCAGAGGCTGTCAAGGCCCAAATCACAGACTCTGTCGTGGCTGCTGCCAGGGCTGCCGTCCAAGATGCCCTTAAAAGGCTCTAGGATGGCTCTTACAGCCCGCGCTATAGGCGTCCTAGAGGAAATACTTATAAACCCCAACCACGGAGGCGCTAGAGGCCTTTCAGAGCGTTTGGGAGAGGGACGTGACGCTATTCAAAACGCGCTCACGGACTTACGTACTATGGGTCTAATAGAGACCACCACAGTCAAGACAGGCAAGCTTGGTTTTGCCCGTAGCATTAAGGTAACTGAGTCGGGTTATCAGTTCCTGAAAAGCCGTACATCTATACTGCTGATACAGCTAAATGCTAATAACAATCTATTACTAGATACTAATACACATTTACTAAATCATAAACAGAATAGCAACGCAGGCGCGTTGCGTGGAGGAAATGACATGGATTGGGACGACTTTGCTCCTATGTACGTAGACCCTGAAGACAGGGATGCCCTGCTTAAGAAGAAGCGCGAACTTAAGCATCAGGAAAAGATGGACCAGCACGAACGCATTCGTGGCGAGCGCATGAAGCGCCGCGAAGACAGCAACCGCGTTAATTGGTCACCTACAGACGTTGCATTTGAGTTTGGTCACCGTATGCAGTTGTTATGGCACGTGGCCCCTTGGCAGGTCACTCGCAGTCGGTTCCGTTTTGCTCTTGACAAGAAGCGTTCTGAGTACAACACTACGGGCGACATTGAATGCCAGATGATGGACATTTTCTTTGACCGTATTAAGCATGACACTAAGATTAACGACCCAGAGCTAATCTGGAAAAAGTTTATCGTTGATTTTGGTAGTCTCTTCCTACAGGTCACTAGACAGAGTGCAACACCTGAGCAGTTGGAAACCGAGCGCGAGCGCTCACAGAAGTCAAGGAGCAAACTACGTGTTCAAAAGTAACGAACTAAAACTTCGCCGTTCTTCATGGCTTAAGCTGGCGCACATACCTCCACACCTAACTGGGTGGGAGCTTGACGACTGCAAAGCTATTGGCGAAGAGGATATGACAGATGTCAAGAGCTGGATAGCAAGTCTAAAAAATAAAGAAGTTATACGTGCCCAAGGCAGTAGCCTATGTGGGAGCGGTTTGATGTTTTACGGAACTCCAGGAAAAGGCAAGACTACTTTAGCTCTTGCTATTATCCAAGAGATTATTCGCACTTTTACTATGGATGAGTTGGATGTAAAGGACGGTAACACGTTAGTTCGTCCTTGCTTCTTTACCACGTTTAATGAGATTCTAAATATTAAAGGCTCAATTATTGGTGGAAATGCTACAGATGACCAAGAAGTTATTTATAACGGAATCATGGGTGTGTGTGAGCAGGATTCCTTTAATATTCGTGTATTAGTTATTGATGATATTGGAAAAGAACACGCTAGTTTAAGCGGGTGGCAGAAAAACCTTCTTCATGAAGTGTTACGCACACGTTTTAATAATGGATTGCCTACTATTGTTACTACCAACATTAAATTGGAAGATTGGGCAGCTTTATACGGCGATTCTACAGAAAGTTTTGCTAATGAGGCTTTTGTTTATATTCCAATTATTTCAGACAAGGGCGACCTTCGTAAATGAAAGAGGTTCCAGTGAGCACCCCGTTACGTCTAGTACAGGTTTTTTTAAGTCAATCTAAAACACCAGGTCCTGGAATATTTGAAGTTTTAACTAACTCATCAGGGGATTTATTTTGCACTTGCCCTGGGTTTATCGCCCGCAAGCGCTGCAAGCATACAGTCCTTGTTAACGCTCGCATAGAAGATAACAATGGTAGTTATCCACTTGAGATTTTAAGTAAAGCTACGGAAGCAGACGCCGCAAAAGCTAAACTTTCTAATGAGGAGTACCGTAGTTTTATTATACGTTATGGAAAAATAGAGGTTTTATAAATGAAAAATGGGGATATTAGTAATGAGCTATCTCTTAGAGTGCTTGTTACCACGGATGTATTTGTTCAAAACCAGATACAGATGGAAAAGAAGTTTAAGATATTTTCTATACCTAAGGTAAAGCAGGAGATTAGCCGTCAAATGTTAAGTCACCTGTACATATACACTACTCGCCAAGGTGTTACTCTAGAGTTAGCATCCTTTGATATGGATGAAAAAGAATTAAGTGGTTTTATGGATAAGCTTGACTACTTAGGGACTAACCCTTTTAGGTACTACACGGCATACGAATCAATTGAGCACTTAATTGCTGAGTTACCATATAGGCCAGAAGTGAAGGGTGTATTAGATATACCATCTAGGCAACTACGATACGGACATTGGGGATTGGACCAGATATGAACCACGAGGCTAAACTACTTAGCAAGATTGTGCAGGGGCGCAATGTTAATTACCTATTTGAAAAGGGAGTTAACGAGTCATGGTTTCATGACTCCAACGATAAGAAGCTTTTTAAGTTTTTACAGCACCATTTTGCTAACTACTCAGAAACGCCTAGTCTTGATGTAATTCAAGAGAACTTTCCAACTTATACCCCAGTTGTAGTTGAAGATAGCCTTGAGTACCTTTTAGACCGCCTAGTAGAGGAGCGACGTAAGTCTATTGTTGTTTCAACTATCAGTGACGCGATAGAACAGGTTGAGAACAAAAAAGACCATGAGGAGGCGCTTAACGCTCTTCTACGTGGGTTTGCTCGTATTGAGAACGAAGGACTGTCTCGTACTAATGACATTGAGATTACTAAAGCTGCGTCGTTAGCTAAAGAAGAATACGAGCGTCGTAAAAACAATCCAGGTATGCTTGGTTTTTCTACAGGGTTTCCAACTATGGATGAGGCTACCGCTGGTATGCAAGCAGGTCAGTTAATATTTATTGTTGCCCCTCCTAAGACTGGTAAATCTACTGTGGCACTGCAGATGGCTGCGACCAACCACCTTAACGGACTGCGCCCAATGTTCCTTTCCTTTGAGATGAACAACGAAGAGCAGAAGCTTCGTTACTACGCAATTCGTGCACGAATCTCTCATCACCGTCTACGCACAGGTACTCTTACTCAAGAAGAAGAGGGTCGTTTCTATCAAAAGATTGACGCTATACAAAACATGGAAGACGAGATGTGGTTTGTTGATTCAGCGAACGGCGTTACTGTAAGTAGCATTGCTAGCAAGATTCAAAACTTTAAGCCAGATATTGTTTATGTAGACGGTACTTATCTTATGATTGATGAGGAGGGCGCTGAGGCTTATAACCAGCAGATGACTAACATTACTCGCGCACTTAAGCGTCTGGCACAGAAGTCTAAGATTCCAGTAGTAGCCACTACTCAAGTCCTTAACTGGAAGATGCGCAAAGGACAGGTTACAGCCGATGCTATTGGGTACTCATCCTCTTTCCACCAAGACGCGGACGTTATTTTTGGTCTACAGCGTGAAGATGAAACAGTAGATGACACCCGTACATTGAAGGTTATCGCTAACCGTAACGGTGGGTTTAAAGAGGTTGCTCTTATGTGGAATTGGGAAACTGGAGTATTCCGAGAGATTGACGAAACTGACCTATGACCGTTGAGGAGATGCAAGACGCCCTTACTCGTTTAGGTGTGGAGTTTTACTCTAATCGCGGTGATGAGATTCAAGCAGAGTGCCCTGCTCATGAAGAGCGCACTGGTCATAAAGACCGTAATCCATCTTTCTATATTAATGCCGATAGCGGTGCGTTTATTTGTTTCTCTTGCGGGTGGAAAGGGAGCCTTTACACACTTATTAACTATAGGCAAGGCGACGTAGACGCTAGTGATTGGATTAAAAACGAGCAGGGGTTGTCTGCTAGGTTTAACCGCGCTACACGTGAACAACCAAAGATTCAAGAACAGACTTACATTACAGAATCAATGCTTAGTGCATTTGTAGAACCACCTATTGAGGCTTTACGTTCACGTGGGTTAACTAGTAACGCGGCGCGTTACTATGGTCTTTTATGGGATAGGCATAACAAGAATTGGATTATTCCTATTCGTGAGTCTGACACTGGAAAACTTTTGGGGTGGCAAGAGAAAGGCCACGACCGACGTTACTTTAGAAACTACCCCACGGGTATTCAGAAAAGCCGTGCATTATTTGGGTACGACAACTACATGTCTGGTGACAT